AGCGCCGAAATACACACAGGGAGATTTTTGAATGGACAGGCTAGAGAAACTGAAAAAGCTCGAATCGTTCCTTGCTGGCCTGTTGCAAGACGCAGACATGAAGTCTGTTGCTTCGATTGCCAAACAATACCGCGAGACTCTGGCAGAGATCGAAGTGTTGGAAGGGAATGTAAAACAAGATGACGAAATCGGCGAACTCCTCAAGAGCCGTAAAGCTAATGGGAAGTCAAACGCCGTCCGCAAGGATCGCACCGCGTTACCGCCAAACTGACGGTGACGATGCCGCCGCGATTCTCCGCGCCGGAGGTCTGATCCTTGACCCGTGGCAAAACGACACGCTGCGCGACTGGATGGCGGTCGGCTCTAACCACAAATGGATTGCAAAGACTTGCGGCTTGTCCGTTTCAAGGCAGAACGGAAAGACCGGACTTGTGCAGGGTCGCGCCAACTCCGGCATGATTCTTTACAATGAGATTGTCATATACACCGCGCACTTGCAGAAGACCGCCACCGAGACATTTGAAGAAATGGCAGCGTTCTTTGATACGTCAGCACTTAGGAAGTATGTCAAGGACATCAAGACGGCGCTGGGGCGCGAACAAATCATTTTGAAAGCCGGAGCGAGAGTTAAGTTTCTGGCTCGGACGCGCTCTGGCGGCCGTGGTCAGCACGGAGATTTGCTCATTTTTGATGAAGCCCAGGAATTGGACGATGACCAGCAAGCTAGTTTTCTTCCGGCTATTTCCGCAAGTCTGAATCCGCAGACAATTTTGATCGGAACACCGCCAGATCCGCAGAGCGCCGGAAACGTGTTTCGTGGTGTCCGCGACAAGGCGCTATCTGGAGAAACCAAAACAACGGCGTGGATTGAATTTTCAGTGCCAGAGATTGGCGATGTAAAAGACCGCTCCAGATGGGCAGAAACGAATCCAGCTCTCGGCAGACGCATTCTTGAATCAACCATCGAGGGAGAATGCGAACAGATGCCGGAAGATACATTTGCGCGTGAGCGGCTCGGATGGTGGTCACCTATCGTTGAGCATAAATTTGACTATGCAATTTCAAAAGACGCTTGGAACGCTTGCGGCAGCACCGACCCAAAGCCGGAAGGTAAAACCGCCTATGGTGTCAAATTCAGTGCCGATGCATCTGAGGTCGTGTTGTGCGGAGCGGTCTGCGCGTCTGACGGATCTGCGCGTGTTTCAATGATTGAACGGCGCGGCACTGGTCAAGGCATCCGCTGGCTTGCCGACTGGCTGAACGAGCGCGTGAACAAAGCGTGTTGCGTGGTCATTGATGGCCGGAACGGTGTCGACCTGCTGATTGAACGCATCAGTGACACATGGCGGTTTAAGGGCAGCGTGATTCGTCCGTCATCGCGTGATGTCGTTTCGGCGGCTTCGATGTTGGTTGCGGAGGTCAACGAGCAGACGGTCACTTGGTATGACAAACAGACGGCTCTGGCTGAATCGGCTCTGTCGGCAACAAAACGTGCTATTGGCGGCGGCTGGGGATTTGGTGGAGATAATTCAGCGCCGATTGAAGCGGCTGCACTGGCTCTTTGGGGTTGCCGCAACAGCAAGCGCGACCCGTCAAAACGCATGAGAATAGGGTGATGCATTATGGTTTTGAATCTGGTTCCGTCTAACGTGGTCGGTCTGACTGGCTACGAACGGGATGTCCTTCAGCGGCTTCTGAACGCGTATGAAGCGCACATCGGTCAAAACTATCAGAAAAATAAATACTATGAGGGCAAAGTTTCGCTCGGCGATGTCAATCTCGGCATCGCCATCCCGGAGCGGATGCGCGGTCTTGAGATCGGCTGTGCGTGGGGCGCGAAGTGCGTCGATGTGCTTGCGGCTCGGTCTATGTTTGACGGCTTTGTCGGCGTGAACGGCGAGGATGTCGAAGCGGTGAACCAGATCGTTGAGGACAATAATCTGATTACCGAATATGAGAAGGCGACCCGTGACGAACTGAAATTCGGTTGCACATTTGCCACCTTCACCGCTGACGATGACATTGGCTGTCGGATTCGGTTTCATTCGCCCATGACTGCTGCCGGACTTTGGAACGGCGAAAAGGGCAGAATCGAAGCTGGATTTGCAATCATTGACACGGCTCCGTCGAACGAACCGAACGTCGTCTGGACTCCAAGTCTGATCAACTTCTACACCGACGAATTTGTCATCGTTCTGCGCTATCGGAACAACAAGTGGTACGCCGAACGGCATCGGCACCGCATGGGTAGACCGCTTATGGAGCCGCTCATTTACAACGCGACATCTTCCAAACCGTTCGGACGGAGCCGCATCAAGGAGCCGATTCGCAGACTGATTCAAGGATATGTCCGCACGATTGCGAACGCGACCATCGGTCTTGAGTTTGCGACCAGTCCACAGAAGTATCTTCTCGGCGTGACTGATGACCAGTATGACGCGCTAATCAACCAGAAATTCAAGCAGTATGTCGGCTCCATCATCGCGTCCACGACGAACCCGGAAACGGGCGAGAAGCCGTCGTTTGGTCAGCTCCCCCAAGGCAATATTTCTCCGCACGTTGAAATGATCCGCATTCTGGCGACCCAATTTAGCGCGGCGACCGGACTCACCGTCACTGACACAGGCGTTGTCAACGATGCGAACCCGACCAGCTCCGACGCGATTCTGGCTCAGTCTCAGACGCTCGTCGCTATGGCTGAACAGCTCAACACCGCGAATGGAGCCGCATTGAAGACGCTGGCTCTGATGGCTCTGGCAATCACGCAGAACAAAACCGTTGCGGAGCTGTCCGACGAGGATCGCGCTGTTGTGGCTCATTTCAAGAACCCGTCGATGCCGTCTGTCGCGGTCACGGCTGATGCCGCCATCAAGATTGCGTCGGCTCGGCAGGGATTCGCGCAGACCGACACGTTCTTGGAGATGATTGGATTCGACAAGGCTGATATCCGGCGAATCAGAGCGCAAGAGTCCAGACAGCGCGGCATGGCCGTCTTGGAAGGTCTGAACATTGAATGACGATCACTAAGAAATCATGGTCGAAATACATCGCGGCTCTGCGGCGTATCAACGACAAGGCGACCGAATCGATGTTGTATTACATCCAAGAATACGGAATGCCGCAAACGGAAGACGCACTGAGCAAATTCATCTACACGGCTTTTAATCTGTCGACCAAATACGGTGAAGCTGCGGCGGCTCTGGCTTGCGAGATGTATGACGCGGCGGCAATCGCATCTGGTGCGGCTCTAGCTGCTGCCGAACCTGCACCGACTGCGACATATGCCGAGGTTGCCAAAGCGATCAACGGCACGTTGAAAACCGGAAACGCTGAGATTGTTTCGGCTTCTGTCGGTCGGCTTGTGAAGATGACCGGAGTCGATACGACGATGAAGAACGCGCTTCGTGACGGTGCGGAATGGGCGTGGATTCCGGTCGGAGATACTTGTGCTTTTTGTATCACGCTTGCTTCTCGCGGTTGGCAGAGGGCAAGCAAGAAAGCAATCAAGGGTGGTCACGCTGAACACATCCATGCGAACTGTGATTGTACATACGCGATCCGATTTGACAGCAGCACGACCGTGGAAGGATATACGCCAGACCGATATCTCCGAATGTATGAGGGCGCTGACGGCTCGACACCGAATGAGCGCATTAACGCCATGCGGCGCGATGCCTACGCGAAGAACCGTGAACTGATAAACGAACAAAAGCGGTCGGCTTATGCCAAACGGAAAGAGCGTGAATCATCCGAAGCGGAGGAAATCAAAACATGAAAGTCATGATTCATGCCGCGCCGAAGCGAATGTGGTATGTCGATGGTTTCCTTGTTCCGTCGCTCCGCGAACAGGGCATCGAGCCGGATGTTTACTGCGACACAAAAGGACTCGGCAATCTCGGCGCGTTTCTGGATTCGGTTCGTGACCTTCGCGGTGACGGCACATGGCATATTCAAGACGATGTGATCATATCAAGCCAATTCGCGGAACTCGCCGAAGAAAATGATACGGGCATCTGCAAAGGCTTCTGTCACATACCGTGGGAAGACGATCCGCTGTGCAGTGGCGTTGTTTATATGCCGGATCTGTGGCATTCGTTTCAGTGCGTCCGCATCCCGGACGATTATGCGCGAGACTTCGCCGCATGGATTGACGGCGGCAATCTGCCATCTCCGTTGGACATCCTTGCAAGGCGCGGTCAGCATGACGATTATCTGTTCTCAGCTTGGGCAAACGAATTCCACGCAGGGGAAACCGTTCGGAACGTAAAGCCGAACATGGTTGATCACGTTGATTGGCTTATCGGCGGCAGCATCCTGTCGGAATGGCGCGGATATGCCGCACGATCCGATTTGTGGGAAGAAGAAAAACTCGTTGACGAGCTGAGAGAAAAACTGAAAAGAATGAATTTACCGCCCGTCTGATGGCGGTTTTTTCATACATATTTTTGCTTGGCGAAGCGTAATAAACGCGACCGCACGATATGCGACATCGTTAAAGCGTAGCGGAGAAAGGAATTTGCATGAAACGCGATGACATCACTTCATTGTTCCCGGATGCCACAACCGAGCAGATTGATAAGCTCATGGGCATCAACGGAAACGACATCAACAAGGCAAAAGGCGATGCCGAAACGCTGAAGACACAACTTGCCGAAGCGCAGACCGCGCTCGAAGCGCTCAAAACAACGTCCGGCGATGCTGGCGAACTCGCCCAAGCCAAACAGCTTGCCGCAACGCTCCAGACAGAACTGGACGGCATGAAAGCGGCCGAATCTCTGCGATTGATGCGCGAGAAGGTCGCAAAAGAAACCAAAGTGCCTGCGGCTCTGCTGACGGGCGAAACAGAAGAGGATTGCACCGCGCAAGCGAATTCCATCCTTGAGTTTGCCAAACCTGCTTATCCGAACGTGAAGGACGGCGGCGAGGTTTCGGCAAGCAATGTCTCGAAATCTACCACGCGCGATCAATTCGCGGAGTGGGCAAAAGAAAATCTTTAATCAGAAAGGGTGTTCCAAATGTCCGGTATTTCTACCAACAGAACCAACATCGCCCTGCCGACCGAAATCGCGCAGGAAGTTATGCAGAAGACGCAGGAAGCATCTGCCATCATGCGGCTTGCTCGTCGCATCAATCTCCCCGGCCGCGGTCTGACCATCCCGGTCATCACTGGCGATCCCGAAGCTGCGTGGGTTGCCGAGACTGGCGCGAAGCCTGTCAGCAATCCTTCCCTGACTCAGAAAGTGATGCAGGCCTACAAGCTCGCCGTCATCGTGCCGTTCTCCGACGAATTCCGTCGTGACCTTCCGGCTCTGTATGACGCAATCGTCGAGCGCCTTCCCGGTGCGCTGGCTCTCAAATTTGACCAGACCGTCATGGGCAACGGCAGTGCTCCCGGCGAGAACTTTGACACGTTCGCCGCCGTTACCGCTCAGAGCATCGTTCCGGCTGAGGGTCATACCGCGTATGACGGACTCGTCGCTGCTTATGCTGATGTTGCCGCTCACAACGGCACCGTGAATGGCATCGGTATTTCTCCTGCTGGCGAAAGCATCCTCCTTGGCGCGACCGATGGTGTCGGCCGTCCGCTGTTCACGGCTGGTGTCTTCGATTCCGATGTAAACCGCATCCTCGGCGCGGATGTCGCAAAGGGTCGCGGTCTGTACAAGGCTGGTGCGGCTGGCGTTGGCACCGCTGCTGGAACTCCGGCTGTTGTCGGCGTTGCCGGCGACTGGACTCAGGCTGTTTACGGCACTGTCGAGGGCGTTCAGATCCGCTTCGCCGACCAGACTGGCCTGACCATCGCGTCCGAGCAGGTCAACCTTTGGGAGCATAATATGTTCGCTGTCCGCGCCGAGATCGAGGTTGGTTTCCGCGCCGACACCGATTGCTTCAACCTGCTGACTGGCGCTGTGCCGCAGGCGTGATGATTAAATTCATCAATGCCCAGACTGGCGGCGAAATGTGGGTGCATGAATCCCGTGTTTCGGAATATGAGGCGATGGGGCATAAAATTGCCCCACGCCCGATCCCGGAGAAAAAGAAGCCGCCTGTAAAGAAATCCCCAAAGAAACAGGGGTGATTGTATGGCTTACGCCACAATTGAAGACATTGAGGTCAGAACCGGAAAGACTTACACCAACGCCGAAAAGATTCAGCTTGCCGCGCTGCTCGATGACGCTGCCGTTCTGATTGATTCGTATCGATCCGACGCAAGCGCAGATGCAAAGCACGTCGTTTCTTGCCGCATGGTGATTCGTGCGTTTCCGACGGAAGACGATATCGGCTATCCGCTCGGCGCAACTCAGGGCAGCATGACGGCAGGGCCGTATACGCAGTCGGTCACATTCGGCTCCGGCGGCGGCGCTGGTGAGCTGTATCTTGGCAAGGTCGACAAGCAGCTTCTCGGCGGCGGCAATCAGATCGGCTCTTACAGTCCTGTTCAAGAACTGGTGGTGACTTGCTTTGATTAAAGGAATCACCGTCACGCTCTACGAACGGACACAGACGGGCGTGGATGAATTTGGCGTTGCTGAGTATTCTGAAACGCCCGTTGAAGTTGAAGGCGTTCTGGTTGCACCGACCGCAGATGACGCAATCGTCACCGACCTTCAGCTTTACGGCAAACGCGCCGTCTATGACCTCTACATTCCGAAGGGCGATACGCACACTTGGGCAGATGTCAAGGTGGCGTTCTTCGGGCAGACATTTCGCACATTCGGCGCGAACCAGAAATGGGTTGACGCGAATGTTCCGCTGAAATGGAATCGAAGGGTCAGGGTGGAGCGGCTTGTCTAAGAAGGTAAAAATTGAGCTGAATAGCCCCGGAATCCGCGAATTACTGCATTCGCCTGGTATTGAATCCGCTTTGGTTCAAGCTGGGAAGACGGTGCAGGGCAGAGCCGGGGCGAACTTCGGTGTCAAGTCGTTCTCGATGCCTTCCCGTTCTGTTGTGCGTGTGAGCGCGATCAACAAGGACGGAATCAAAGAAAACGTGGACAATAACGTCCTTTTGAAATCTCTGCATTAGGAGGTGATTTAAGTGATTGAAAAAACCCTGCTTGACTATCTGAACGAGAATCTTGAAGAACCCGTGTTCATGGAATTCCCCATCGACAACACGCCGGAGCGCTTCTATGTTCTCGAAAAGACGGGCGGCAATCGGTCAAATCAGATCGCTTATGCCACCTTCGCTTTACAATCCTACGGCGGCTCCCGTTACGGTTCAGCCGCCATGAATCTGGTCGGAATTAACACGATGCTCGATGCCGTTCAACTTGATTCGGTGTCGAGCGTTTCTTTAAATTCCGACTACAACTTTACGGACACCACGCGCAAAAGAGAGCGTTATCAAGCGGTGTTCGACATCACACACTATGAAATGGAGTGATAATACATGAGCAATGCGGCTAATGTCACGACTGGCAAAAGACGCACCGACGGCGGCATCTACTTCGCTCCGGCTGGCACGACACTGCCCACGAATGCGACCACCACGCTTGCAACCTCGTTCAAGAATCTCGGCTATGTGTCTGAAGACGGCGTGACGAACTCCCTGTCCAAAGATGTCACCGAAATCAAGGAGTGGGGCGGCGATACCGTCGACACCGTTCTGACGGCTCAGACCGACACGTTCCAGTTTACTCTGATTGAGTCGCTGAACACCGACACGCTGAAAGCCGTCTATGGTGACGCGAACGTGACCGAATCGTCTGGCGCGATTACCGTGACGGTAAAGGCGGCTGAAGCTCCGTCCGGCGTTTGGGTTATTGACATGATTCAGAAGGGGAACAAGCTGAAGCGCATCGTGATCCCAAACGGCAAGGTGTCCGAGCTGGGCGATGTTGTGTACAAGGCTGATGAAGCTGTCGGCTATGATGTGACCGTTGCGGCGAACCTTGATTCGTCCGGCAACACGCATTATGAGTACATCGCCAGTGCGCCCACGACCTAACCAACCACAGGAGGGAAGAAAATGATCAAAGGCAAAACCAAATCCGGCTTTGAATACGAAATCCCAGAAACGGTCGGAGATGACTATGAGGTTCTTGAAGCGCTCGTCCGCATCCAGCAGAAGGACGGCGGCATTCTTCAGATTGTCACACTGATCGACCG